AAAGCTCGAGCTTCCCTTGCGGGCATGGGGAATGCCCTTGATCAGCAAGGCGGTCTCGTACGAGTGCAGCTCTGCATTGGTGGCCGCTAGCACCGCGTTGGACTCGACCGGCTCGCCTCGACCTCCATCCCACCGACCCGCGATTTCTCGCGCGACAGCCAATGCCGTCGACGCCTCGTCCTGATAAATGGAAGCGTTGATGCTCGCCTCACCCTTGACCCTATGGGGTGACGCAATAGCCTCCTTGTCCATCCGGTTGTCGTTCTGGGCAATGAGTCGATTCGCCGCCTCGACGATTTCGGGAGGGCATCGATAGTTCGTTCTGATGAGCCGTGTCTTCCAACCCTCGGCGCCATCCAAGGCGACGAAGTCCTCCGGACGTGCGCCACGGAACGCATAAATGCTTTGGTCGGGGTCCCCAACCATCCAGAAGGACTTCCCATCACTGCCGTCGGTGACGTGCTCCGTCATCAAGCGGAGCGCTCGGCTCTGGGCCTTGTTCAGGTCCTGGCACTCATCGACCATGACGTGGTCGAACGCCTTCTGTGCGCGCGCCCGGATATCGGGGCTTCGCTCGAGAATGTCCCCGAACACGGTGATCATGTCGTCATAGTCGCCGATACGCCGGACGAACTGACGCCCATTCTGAGTCATCGTCCGATGGTCGGTGAGGAACTTGTCGTACTGGTACTTGACGCCCTTGGCATCAGCGCAATCCTGGGGCCGCCACGGAATGGACCCTTTGAGCCCCTCGTACATCTCGTACCAGCGTGCGGCTTCCCTCTCGGCATCCGTCTTGGCCGCTGCCAAGGCTTGGGCTGGGCTCACACCATTGGCGCTCCACTTCGTCTTGGCCAACTTCATGGTCTTGGCGGGCGGAGCATCGGCATCCTTGACCTCCCCAGTCACCTCGTCGACGGTGGCGTAGCACTTGCGCCAGATCCGATTGACGACCGTAGCTGTCGGGCCGCCTGCCAGCTGAGCCTTCGAGAGTCCGGCGAAGAGGTTCTTCTCCTGCGCGTTGCCGTACTTGAGAATGGACCGCTTATAAAGACTGTGCATCGTGCCCACTTGCATTGCTTGGGCGCGATCCTTTCCCAAGGCCTCTGCGATCTTGTGCTTGAGTTCGGCGGCAGCCTTCGAGTTGAAGCTGGTAACGATGATGCGGCTGGGGTTGACCTTCCGCTCCTCTACCAGATACTTGACCCGCGCCACGAGCGTCGTCGACTTGCCCGCTCCAGCACCAGCCGCAACCAAGACTCGACCATCCGTCAGGGCAGCTGCCCGTTGCTCGGCGTCCAGCTTGCGAAGGGATTCAGGGATGTTGTTCGGGTTGCCCGCGTCTGCCGCCGCGGCGGCGGCAACGGCAGCCGCAATGCCGATGACCTCGCTCCTGGTGGGTGGCAGGTCATCCTGTCCAGAGACCTCGAGGGCCGCGCGAGCCGCCTCCGTCGCCTCGCCCTGGAGCTGTTCGAACGTCCCCTCTTTCGCGTACTGCTCCTCTTGAACCGCCGCCGACCCCGTCGTGCCTTCCTCGGCGGCATACTGGGTCTTTAGGGTAGCGACCTGATCGACAACGGCCGCTGCTGCCATCTCCACCGGGTTGTGGATTGTGTTGCCAGACCCAACGGCCTCCCGAGCTTCCTTGATCCAAGCCTTGATCCGTGTATTCCGAACGGGGAGTGACCCGTACCGGTCGAGCGCCTCCGCTGGGTCTTCCAGCATATGGGCGGCGATCGATGTCTTGACGGCTCGGCGGGCACGCGCCTGGTCAAAGACGGCGTTGAGGACGACCGCACCTCCCCGGCTCAGCCCCGATCGGATAGAGAGTGCACGACGCCCCGCCTGAACTGGGTTGCTGATCTTGACGCGAAAGGACCGCAAAATGGCTCGCTTGGTCTCCTCCCGGGTCATCTTCTCGGTCAGGAAGTCCCGCAGTTTCTCACCATGGTGCGAGTCCGCCAGCCTCAACAGGGTGATCCCCTTTCGAGTCAGCTCGTCGTTTGCGTCGTTCCCAGTCTCCGCTTCAACGTACCCGGCATAGGTATCGATGGCCAGGAGGAGCATGACGTACTCCGCAATCGCGACCTCTCCGGGACCCTCCTCTTCCTTTGCGTTCACCATAATTGCTCTTCAAAGAACCTGTCGGGGTTTCGTCTCAGACTCAGGGCGGCCATCCCCACTACACCGGCGCGACAGAGCGAGCCCCCGACCAGCGGAGACTCGCTCTTTGCCCAAACGCGCCCTGGGCTAGATGCGGCTTCGCAGATTGAAGGTGACGACGATGTATAGAAGCGGGAAGATGGGCTGGTAGTAGCTCTCGACTCGCAGCACCGTCGGGTCGTCAGGATCCACGGTCGCCGAGATTCCCGTGAATGCGCCGACGATCTCCGCCTGAACCAGCGAGTTAAACATCGAGGTCAACGAGACTTCGACGTCGTTGGTCCGGCTCGCGAGGAACTTGGTTCCGATGAAGACGTCGAGTGTCGACCTCGCCGACTGCTGCACGAAGTCTGCGATCTGAGTCACGGTCGGCAGCCGCGTCAGAATCGTGCTCATGTCCGTCGTCAGGCCCTGACGGATGCGGATGATCGGAGCTAGGTCCTCGAGCAGAGTGACGCCCGAGGTGGCGGTCAGGTTGGCTTCGACTGCGTCGAGGATTCTGGGCAACCGCGTGAACCCCTGGATCCGGCGGCGCGTAAACGGCGTAGCCACATCAAACGCCGGACTGACGGCAGAGCCAGCCACCGCAGCAGCCAGGAACGTCCCATCCACGAGGGTTTCGAAGTTGTTCCCGAGTTCGTCCGTGAGCGTCACCACCGCCGAATCGGGGTAGCAAGCCACCACGCGGTTAGACTCCAAGCTACGGGCCACCGTCTGAGCCGTTGTCGGCCCAGTGCCGGACGCAAACCCGATATAGGCCATCCTCTCGGACTGGTTCCGAAGCGTCGACTGCACCTCGACGTGCTGCATGATCTGGCTGTAGACAACCGTCGACGTCGAGAGGGGCACGAGCACGTCCGGCTTGACGTTCCCCGCCAGAGGCTTCTCGAGCTCTTTTAGAGCCGTAACGAACGCTACGTCAGATGCCTGGTTGGTGTTCGGTGCCTTGAGGACCTGCTTGATGCCGACCAACACGGCTCCATTCAAGATCATCAGGAACGCAGCCAAGGTGACCCGGTTCTCGGCGCTCAAGGGCCCGAAGTTGGCCTCGATCGTCCGGAACTGAGCGAAGAGCCGCGTCGAGAAGTCCTGCTTCATGTACCTATAGGTTATGAAGTACGAGTCACCGATCGCGGGCTCGATACCCCCTGGGTTGAACGTCTGGACCTTCGCAGTGTTGTTGAGCCCGACCCCGAGCGTGTCCGTGACGATGAGTTCCAACCCCGGGACACTCAAGTAAGGAATAGACGGGTTGACCTTCCACGTCTCGGTCACGCTCATCGTGAAGGAGCCCGAGCTGTAGTCCCCGGTCGCACTCGGCAGAATGGTGAAGCGCAGACCCGTGCGGGCGTCCGTATACGTCTGCCCCGGCGTACCCGTGCCGGCCGATCCGCTTACATGGCTCGAGGTCACCGTAAAGATGTCCGAAGCAGCCTCGCCACTATCACCGTCGGTGCCAGGAACGATCCGAAGTCCCGTCGTGATGTTGAATGCGGAGTTCGCCCCGTCGACGAATGCGATCGTCGACGCCGTGCCCGTATCGATGGACTCGATCGTGATGAAGTCGCGTCCTTCAATCTCCTTCACGCGGGCGAAGCCCTCGGCGGCTAGGCCAGAGAAGGCGTTGATGACGTTGACGATCTCTTGAGCCTCAACCCTAGTCTGAGACGCCTCGTCACCCGTCGTGAGCCCAAGCACGGCGTTCGCCGACCCCTCCTTGATGACGACGCGGCTGCCCGTATCGTTGGTTGGGCTCGTGAGACGGAGCCTTTGCGCATTGGGGCCGCTTGCATTCACCGACGCGACGCCCGAGAGGCCCGGCACGCCGTTGATGAGTGACACCAACGTCGCGGTTGTCACTGCGACGCCCGCCGTGAGCTGAACGGAGTAGTCGATCCCGTCTACCTGAATGTTCAGGGCATCGTTCGTATTGAGGGTGATGTTGAACGGGCCCGGCAGCGTCCCCACGTACGTAGCCGGCTTGTTCACGGCCCGAATCGTCGCGTTCGCGCGTTGGAACGTCGCGAACCCAAGCACAGTCTCGGCCGTCCCCGGACGAATCGCCACGTAGTGGTCCTCGTCGAAGCCCGCGGGCAAGGCAGACGTGGCGAGCGAACTCGCGATCTGGATGACGTGATCTCCCCCAGCAGCCCCGATCCTCTGAAACGAAGCGAGGTTGTTGGGCGCCGTTGCCGTGAAGTCGATACCGCCGGAACCGGATTCATCGACGAGGTCAATCGCAGCGTTGATCGCCGCTACGGCTGCCGTAATCGTCGTCGACGCAGCGGCGAACGTCACGTCAACGTCTGTCCCGTCGATTGTCAGGTTCAGCTGGTTGTTGGCGGTCGTGAAGACCACCTGGTCGGACCCATTGACCGGGATCCTCGCACTCACCAGACGAGCATTCGCTGTCACGTCCAGGTCGACGGCGAACGCGGTGCCGTTGATCGTCGTGCGGAAAAGATCCGAAGTGCCCCCGAAAATGTCGAAGGGAGCCTGCCCATCGTTTGTGAACCGCGCGTTCGTCGCCAGGGAGCTGCCAAACGTAACCGTGACGGTCTCATTGACTGGCGTCCCACCGTGGTGGAAGGCATCCGGAGTCAGCTCCGCGCCCCGTGGCCACTGGACGGTCTCAGGCAGAGACGTCTTGGTCCCGAACCGCACTTGGTGAAGGTTGCGGCCCTGAGCCGCGCTCCGGAGTTCGAATTCGCCCGTATTCAGCGACCCCGCGACCTTGTTGGTCAACGTGAAGCTGTCGTCCCCGATGCGGCTATAATTGAAGGTCGCGTAGACGGTCTGATCCGGCGGAACGACTTCACGCACCTTGATCCGTCGCGTCGCGGCGTCGACCTCGGTGACTGTCAAAGCTGGACGCGCGAGGGCGTCCTTCACGGTCACGCCAGCCCACGCCTGAACCAGGTCCGGGCGGTTGCTCGGAAGCGAGATACGGTTGTTGGCTACGGCCGTATAAAGTGCCTGGCCAAGGGGCGTGTCGCGCCCATTACCCGTGGTTGGAACCTCGGGCAGGATGAACTCACTCTCGGCGATGGCAGCCGGGACGACGCCCGTATTGACGTACCGGGTCGTCGCCGCCATGTAGAGCTTGTCGTCCACGAGCGTCGGCAGGATTTGGGTGCCGTCGAATGCGGTTGCCCCCGCCGTCGTCGACAGGTTGGCGACACTGACGGATGCACCCCAGTGGATGACCGAGACGTCCGAGCTCGGGTTCTCGATGACGAAGTCTTGGCCCTCGATGAAGTCCGAGCGGCCCGTGGCGAACCCGCAGCGAACCACGTCGGTCACGAGCGTGTTCGGCAGGTAGTCGAACGTGTCTTGCCAGGTATTGCCGAAGTACTCGATGGTGATCACGGCACTCGGTGCCGGCGGCAACGCGAGCGTCACCAAACCATTGGTGCCGTCCACATGAGTGGGGATCTGCTGAACCCCGTCCACGAGGACCGTCACCTTGCTCGTATCGTTCGTCGTGATGCCACCGTCGGTGCCGTCGACGATGGGACGCTGAAACACGCGGAAGGCCTTGTTCCGACCGGTCTTGTTGCCTTCGGTGAACCCCAACACAGCATTGGCCGAGCCCGCGCCCATCTCGACTTCCTTAGCCGCGATGAACGTCAAGTGCTCCGCGCCTTGGTTGTCAGTAAAGACCGCGGTGGCGAGGCCCGCGATGAGATTCGAGTCGACCTGCGTCTTGAGAGACGCAGCGGACAGTGAACCCGCGGGAAGGGTAATCGAGCTCTCTATCCCATCGACGATAATGACCAACTCGGTGGTCGAAGACGTGATCGCGAAGGGGCCAACTCCCGGCGTCGTGATCTCGGCGTTGCTCTGCGTCACCTGATCGGAGACGTTGTCCGTGAAGGCCGTGTCCGTCCGACGGAAGAAGTACGTGACTCGGACGTCGTCCCCCGGCTGCGGCGGGACCTGCAGCGTCACGTAGCCGCTCGAGCCTTGCACCGCACCGACGGCGACCTGAAGCCCGTTAATCGAAACGCTCACCGAGCGAACGTCGTTGGTGATCCGTCCGAACCCGTTGCCGTCGACGATGGGGAAGTTCCGGACCCGGAGCTTCGACACGAGACCGTCCGCCGCTCCCAGCGTCGGGTTGCTCGGGTTCGCCTCGCTCAGGACGAACCGGGATGAAGCATTCTCGCTGAGGATCTGCTGATCGAGGTTCGCGCTGCTACCGCGGATGAGCTCGAGGTTCGACTGGGTGAGCTGCTCCTGGCCTACGCCAACGATGACCGGAATTCTCAGGCCAGCGACGAGGTTTGCAGCATTCGCCTCAGTGAGAGTGCGGGTGTAGACCCCAGGGGGGACGTATGTTACGAGCGGGCCCAGAGCCATGATATCATTACCTTTTTCGTTAGATGTCGATCTTCATTTGGGTCCTCATCTGGATCTGGGTCTGGGTTTTCATCTGGATCTGAGGCTTGGAGCCTTACCCTTGCGGGGCGAAACAACGCTTTATCAGTGGCCTCCCATTTTCTTCGGTCGTGAATTCGACACTCCCAATGAGGATGGCTCGATGCCGTCCACAACAGCCTTGCTCTTGAACCTACCCTCGAGGCGCTTGCGCGCGTCGAAGGCACCCTGATTCATGGTCGTGTATTCGGTGACCGCCTGGCCATTGGCCACGGCGTCTCGTCGGGCCAGCGCCACCCCGTGGTTCCGAATCTTCTCCTTCGCTGCATTCCGCGCGTGGATGATCTGCCACTGGGCGTCCGCCGAGCGCCCCACAATCTGGTCCGCCGTCGGATAGTCGTGCTTGGTGACGCCAGAGTTGCCGCGATCGGTTGCTGCGGTCTCAGCGAAGCCGAACCCGAATCCCTGTCCTTCCCATTGCCTCTGGGCGCCGCGGTTACAACTCGGACAGGTATGAGTCGGGTGCGGCCCTATCTTCAGACGGCGTTTAAACTGGAGACTGCACGTCGTGCAGAAGAACGAATACTGCGGCACTAGCCGATCCTCTCGAAGTCGGGGTTGCGCCCGGCGACGATGGGAAACGTCTGATAGAATAGGTCTGGGCTGACGACTTGCTGTGCTTGCGGCTCCACGTTGCTTATAGTCAACGCGAGGGGGACGTGGATTTCCCAGTCCGCGCTCAGCTGAACGGACATACTCGTCGAGTATTGGAAGTCTTGTCCCGTCTCGTCCACGGCCTCTTCCGATTCACCACCGGATGAGACATCGATGATCTCGATGCCCTCCCACCCGAGCACCGGACGCTTCTCGGCCCATAGATACATGACCACCAAGTCGGCGATCTCTTCGACCTGAGTAGTATCGCGAGACAAGACTTCGAGGTCGAACGAGGCCTCGTGCTTGCCTCCATAGGCTTGGGCAGTCTCCACGCGCTCGCGATACACGACAACGGCAACCTTCTGCCCAGCTTCCGCTCGCTTTCCAAAAGCAAGCACGACGCCGGGGAGGATCGTTGTATTGGACGTGTTCCACTTGAACGGGACGGGCCCAATCGAGGGTGCCGCGTGCCGATAGTCGGCAGTGATGACGACGCCCGCTCTGAACCTTTGGAGGAACTTGATCCCGCCGTTGGCGAGAACTTCGTAGTGCGTGCCTTGGCTGAGTAGAAACGACCGGTCCTCGTAGAGACGAAGCGTCCGGTCTACGGGCACGTTCTGCAACTGCCCCTCCTGCTCTAGCCCGGTTTGAAAGCGCAGCACCGGCTCGTTTGTGACGGTGAGTAGGGGGTCGATGACGAAGGCCCCCTCCTCCCCCGGATTCTTCGGCGCGGTGAGGATTTCGATGTAATAGACGCCCGGCGCCGTCGGGAACGAGCTGTGTGAACGGCTGCATTCCAAGTCCTCTCGAACCCACTCCAACGGGAAGACTGCAGGTCCCACCTGGGCCAACATCACACGGCTCTGCACCGTCCCTATGAAGTTCGACGCATCGAGCTGAACCTTGTTCGCGCTGCTGCCCTGAACGATGATGCCGAATTGCGGCCGTTCCTCGAACGCCTGACGGTTCTGGATGAACGAGGCCAGCTTCCGGTAAACCGGATGTCGGCCGAAGCTATCCTGGAGCTCGAGGATGAGCCGCCGCTTCAGCGCGCCGATCAAATAATAGTACAAGCGGGCCCCTCAGTCGCCGTTGTGCTCTTCCTGCGCAAGGATCAGCAAGCCCTCAGCCACGGCCGTCAGCGGGTTCTTCGCCTGACGGACCTCGCTGATCTGGATTGGGAACTTCTTCCTGACCTTCTCGAACTCCTCCTCGAAGAGCGCCATGAACCCACCGGCCTTGGTCGTACCGCCACTCACGACGAAGGGTATTGGCTCTGGCAAGTTGACGTCATTGGCGACCTTCTTGAACTCGCCTGCGATGTCCTTGAGCGTGCTCTCGATGAGATTCCGAATATAGAACGCGATAGCCTGCTGGTCCCGCCCCTCAGGGCTCATCAGGTTGACGCCGCGCTCTTTGACCGTGCACATCTGCGATGCCGTCTTGCCCACGGCTTTGGCAGCGTGTTGGTCCACCCAGTCGCCGCCCCGGGCCACTGAAAACACCATACCCGCGTTGGCTTGGTACGCCAACGCGACGTTGCACATGCCAGACCCGTAGCTCACGCTCAGGCCGCTGAACTTCTCGCCCATGCATTGCGAGAAGATGACCGCCATGGCTTCATTGGTCGGATGCCCCTCGTAACCCTGCTCCTTCACGATCTTCCGGAAGACCTCCGTGTGATACACGACGTCTTGTCCAGGTACGTCGATGGGCTCGGCCGGAACCGAGTAGAAGCAGTGCTCACCCGCAGTCCGTGGCGGTCCAATGACGCTCTCGATGAG